ACCCATCGCGGGTTCGCCCCCGCCACCCTCACCGAGGCCATGCAGTTCAGCGAGCACCTGGCCTCGTCCAGCATGGTGCCCAAGCAGTACCAGGGGAAACCCGCAGACATCCTGGTATGCGTGCAATGGGGCTATGAGATTGGCCTCGCCCCCATGCAGGCGCTGCAGAACATCGCCGTGATCAACGGCAAGCCCAGCGTGTACGGTGACGCCGCGCTCGCCCTGGTGCAGGCCTCGCCGCTCTGCGAGGGCATCGATGAGCACATCGAGAACGAAGGCACGCCGAACCCGGTGGCCGTCTGCATCGCCAGGCGCAAGGGACGCATGCCGGTGATCGCCAGGTTCTCGGTCGAGGATGCCAAGCGTGCCGGTCTATGGGGCAAGCAAGGCCCGTGGCAGGCCTACCCCAAGCGCATGCTGCAGATGCGTGCTCGAGGGTTCGCGCTGCGCGACGCCTTCCCGGACGTGCTGAAGGGTCTGATCACCGCCGAGGAAGCCCAGGACTACCCGAGCGACGATCGGCCAGCGCGGGACATCACGCCGCGCAACCCGCTGGATGCGATCAAGCCCGCGATCCCCGCGCCGCCGCCCGTGATGGAGACCAGCGACCCGGTGGTCATCGAGCAGGTGTTCGCCGCCGACCAGGCGGCCGAGGATGCAGCTGCAGATCAGGCCGAGGCCGACGCAGAGCGCGAGGCCATCATCGCCGAGTCAGGCGAGCCGCCAGACTCTGACGGCCCTGGCGGTTATCCGCTGCGGGTTCCTGGCAGTGACGTGTATCTGGGCCTGTATCCGACGTTGGCAGAGTGGGCCGATGCCTACGATGCGCTGGGAGACAAGACGGCCAGGGCAGGCCGGGCAGGGGCTCGCACCAGGATGACCAAACTGCGCGAGCTCCGCGAGTGCAACGAAGAGCTCCTGCAGCGTGTCGACCTGGTGCGCAAGACCGCGCTCATGGCCGCCTACAGCCAGCGGCTGGCGGCGCTGGGTGCAGCATTGACCCCAGAGGAGCGCGAGGCCGAGGCCGCCTCACGCAAGGTTGCTTGACCCGTCTGTCATCTTGCCGGCTGCGGTGGCCACCTCGGTCACCCGCCGGCCCCATCCCTTGCCGAAAGTGTCCCAGGTCGGCAGACGCTGCAGGAAATCCAAGCGCACCGCTTGGTATTGGGACACGATTTCGTGGGCAGGCATGGCCGCGACAGCCCGCAACGTCGCAGGCCCGATCGCACCATCCGCGTTGACCCCGACAACCTGCTGCAGCCACTTGGCCGCACGGCCTGGCCCGCTGTTGATGGCCGCATCGAACACGCAATAGTCGACGCCTGCCGGCAGATCGTCGCCGGACACCTGGTTCCAATACTTGGCCTTATACATGGGCGCCACGTCCTCGGGCGTCAGCGCACGCATCGTGGCCTCGTCGACCTCATGCTTGACCCACTCCTCCCAGACTCGCTTGGTCACGCCCAGGTTGGTCATGCCGCCAGGGTCGCGGGGATGGTTCACGAAGCCGCCCTCGTGGTGCAGCACCGCGGCGAGCGCCGACTCGAAGTTCTCTTTCATTGCTTGCCTTTCTTCATGTCGAGGATTTTCTCAAGCGTGCGGCCGCCAAAGTAGAAGGACATGATGAGCATGCCCCACTGGCCTAGGAGCTCGACGTATGCCTGGTTGGTGTTCTTGTCGAACGCGCTCATCATGGCGAAGGTGAAGTAGCCCGCCAGGATCGCGATCAGCGTCATCGGTCGGATGTTCTTGGACAGCCAACTGTCGCTGCCCATGTCGGCCTTGAGCCGCTCGGTCAGGTTGTTCTGCTCGACCTCAAAGAGCTTGGTCTCGTTGGCCATCTTCGCGAGCTCGCCGTCCTGGTGGAGCTTCGCGAGCTCGGCCTGGGCTCTTGCCTTGGCCTCCGGGTCAGGCAAGACCCTGTCGAGGATCTTGCCGCCTACTTCAAGCAGCGGGCCGAGTGGCAGCATCGTCCTTCTCCTTGCCGATCAGGTTGGCGGCTGCATACGCACCCTTGCGTCCGACGATGCCGCCGACCGCGCCGATGCAGAGCAGCATGATGTCCTTGAGAATCGCCATGAACTGAGTGTCGATCGGCGAGATCTTGTCCATGTCGTGCTCGACGAACAGCACGCCCAGGATGATGCCGATCACGCTGGCAACCAGGATGCCGGTGAGCGATAGAGCGATCACCGCCCAGACCCGCACCTCCACCTCTTCCGTCGTCATCTTCATGTCGAAACCCCTGCCAATACGAACATCAGAATCACGATGACCGCGATGACCGCGACCAGAAACCTCACTGTCCAGGCCATGCTTCGATGATGTAGCTGACCAAGTGGTACATGATGATGCCGCCGGTCGCGAGCACCATCGCGATCAGCGCTCGCTCTTTCTTCTGCTTGGCCAGCCGCTCACGCTCACGCTGGGCGGCGAGCTCGGCAGCCTTACGCCGCTGCACCACCGCGTTGTGCTCGCGCTGGATGTCATCCCAGACATCAGCCTGGCCACTCCAGACCAGGAACTCGCGGAGCTCCTGCGTCATCTCGCGAACCTTTTTGGCTGCGATGACGGTCTCGAGCGCCTCGCTCATCGCAGACTGCTGGCCGCCGCCGGCATCCTTCGCCTTTGCACGCTCGTCGGTCGACGCTTTCTGCAGCTGATCCTGCGCGTCGAAGAGCTTCATGAAGTCGCCGAGACAGTCCTGCGCCTCGCGGCCAAGTTGGATCGCCTGCTTGATGCCGGCTACCGCAGCTTGCGCAGTGGCGAGTACAACCGCGACTTCGATCACGTCAGTTCACCTTCAGCACCAGGCCGAGCAGCAGCATAATGATGAACCCTGCGCTGCCGATTAGGATCGTCTCGAGCCGTTTGAGCCTGGCATTGATGCCCTCATAGCGCACCGCGCAAACCTCTTCGTGCGTCATCAACCGAGCCTCCACTTCATTCGCCGTTGCCATCAATCACCTCACACAAAACAAACCAGTCGCGCCATTCCTCGCGAGCATTGCGTTAGATCATCATGGTAACGGGGTGTCCGTAACGTAAGGGATGATCGCCACCTCGATCCATCGTTGCTGGTCAGCAGTCACGCCACTTGGGCCTAAAGCAACATACAACAGCATAATGTTGGCGTCAGCAGTCGTTACCGATCCGCTGTTATTGATGTCGCCAAGCATCCGGCCATTGATGAGTGTGTTTTTCCAATATGCGGCATCAGGCTGGCGGTTCTGTGTTGCTTTGGTAATGCTGAGTGTTGTGGAAGCACTCGGGACGTACAGCGTCTTCTGATCCCAGACTTTCGTCCATTCCCCCTTGCGAAACATGTGGATCTCGGTCGCACGCACCCAGCTGCCATCACGGTAGACATAGGCATAGCCTGGCTTCTTCCAGGCACCGCTGTCATAGACCGACAGTTCTCTCACGATGCGACCCGCAGCCAGAGCGCGCCGTTGTCAGCAGACCCGCTCGGTTCAGCAGTGCTGACGGTGATCGGCACCGCATACGCGATTTGGTTGGTGCTGATGACGGTGATCTCGTCATTGAGAGTCAGCGCCGACACCGTGATGCTGGTGCCATTGGTTGCGGTGAACTCAGCCGAATGCAAGAGCGACCCGTTGATGTAGACCTGCACGCTGCCGATGACGTAGTTGGTCGTGATCGTGGTCTGCCCAGATGTTGCCAGGGCGCGATAGATCGAATAGGTGCCTGTCCCAAGGTTCACCCAACCGGTCGCCGTGTAGATGCGAACCAAGGCGCTCACGGTGTTGTAGTACAGGTCGCCAGCCACGCGAGCATTGCCGTCCGGCCTGGCGGTCGGATCGGTCGCATAACTTCCGTAGTAGGTCGTGTTGGGAGCGCCGGCCGTTGTGGTGACGTTGCCGTTCGAGTCGAAGCTCAGGTACTTGTTCGCCCTGGTGGTGCGGCCCGGCAGCGTCATGTTGATCGTGGTCGGGTCAGTCTGCGGTGCCTGCAGCGCACGGCCCAGACCCTCGGCATTCTGCTGCGCGAAGATCGTCTGCTGGTCGAGCTCGTCGTTCAGCGTGTTGGCGAAGAAGTCGCCGCCGGTCACGAAGTCGGTGGTGCGGCTGATCGTCCGGTTGCCGACGATCGCGATCTGCGTCGCACCGGTAGGCGTGGCAGTCAGCGTGACGAAACCGGTGCCGTTGGCGTTGATCGTTACCGTGTAGTCGGTGGTCAGCACCAGCAGCGTATTGTCCCGATAGACCGCGATGTCGCCCGCCGCGAGGATCTCGAACGTGAAGTTGTACGGGCCGGTGCCGCTGGCCGCGTAGACCACGCGCCGGGTGACGTTGTTGATTTGGATGGCCATCGTTTACCTCGCGTAGTTGCCCAGCCGCGGCAGGCGTATCTGGGCTGTTTCAATCCGGCGCTGAATGGCTGGCGCGAACTTGCTGTTCATCATCAGATCATTTTGCGCTGCCTTGACGTATCCTGAATAGACATCGCGGATGTTGTCCTGCTGCACATTCCGCGGGTCATCGCTGAAGCCTGGCGTGTTATACCGCTCGGCGATTGCATCTTTAAGACGCAGCCCGCGACCGTCTGCAATGCGGCCCAACTGCTGCATCATGTATGCATACTCATCGACCTCGAGCTTGATCGTCACGCCGGCTGCGGTGACGCTCATGTCAGGCTTTTTGAGCGGGATGCCCAAGCTGATGATGATCTTATCGGCAGGCCGCTGCTTCGTCTCGCTGTAGCGCACGCCGGTGGTCGAGGCCAGCCAGGGATTGGCAGGATCGACATCGGTCATCGGCTCGCCCAGGTAGTCGTATGTAAGCGGCAGCCGCTCACTCAGGATCGGCGTGCGGGCCTGGCTGCGATTGATGCCCTCGAAGAATCCCTTGAGCACCGTCGGCGTGTTGGGAGATTCTGCAGTCATGCGCTTGAACGGATCGACGCCGCGCTCGACCATTGCCCGCGCTGAACTGAAGATCCCAACCGGCGAACCCTCGATGGCGTAGCTGGCAGCGGTTCCGGCCAGCCCATCGAGCGCATTCTTGAAGGCCTGCTTCGGATTTGGGATGGTGGCGCTGAACGCGCCCGCCAGCGAACTGATGCCCTGCACGAATGGCATCTGGCCGACGTAGCCATAGAGCCCCCAGGTCGCACCCAGCAACACCTCGCCGACCAGATCCTGGTTGTCCTCATAGCGGGCATACTCGACCGCGTCTGCAATCATGGCCATCGGTGCACCAACCGGGTCGATCCCGCGGAACGGGACATACAGCCGGCCATCCTTGCTGATCGACGGATCGATCCGCATGCCGCGCAGGTATTTCACAAAGTCCTGATCCCACTCGCCAGACTGAAAGACGAACGAATACGGCCGCCAGCCGCTGTCCAGGTAAACCTTGCGCAGGTTGTTGTCGCCAGGCCCGCCACCGGTCACGCGGCCATCGGCCACCAGGCTGCCGGCACCGATCATGATGCCGGTGCCCATGCCCCATTTGGCCATCGCGAGCTCACGCTTTGCGCCGCCGGCCATGAAGTCCTGCCGCCACTGCTTCGATAGCGGGGCGAATGCGCTGTGCTGCATGCCCTCGCTCACCACCCAAATCGGCGTCTTCACGAAGGGCAGCACGATGCGACCGAGCAGGTTCTCCTGCGCAAGCTCCTGGATCTGGGCGGCACTGCCGGTCAACTTGCGGCTGAACGTGATCATGTGGCTGAAGTCACGCGCCAGATCATCGAGCTCTGGCGGCGGGTCGGACAAGAGCTCGCCCATCCGCTTCAAGCCCAGCTGCTCGGCCTCCGCTGCAGGCACGCCGGCATCCCTGGCAGCTCGTCTGACCTGCTGCTCGGCACGATAGGCCTGGGCATAAAGCTCGGCCCGGTAGCCCATCGTCTTGAAGATCTCGTCCATCGCCATGATGGGGCGGCCGCCCAGCAGCGTGACGAAGTTCGCGTATGCGTTGATGCCCTTGACCAGCCCCTCTGTCTCGATGCCGTAGTCGCGGGCATCGAAAATGTTGTACTGGCCCTCGAGCTTGGTGCCGGCGTCGCTGATGAGCTCGGATCCTGCCCGCATCTCGCGGGTGGTACCGGTGCGCAGTGCCGTGCCAGCCAGGCTGAATCCTTCGCGCAGGGAATGCACATAGCCAGCCACCATCGCGGCGGCTTCACCGAGTTCGACCTCGGCGTTCATGCCGACCGCACGCTTGGCAGATCCGGCCAGGCCGGCCAGCGCCCTGGTGGCCACCGAGCTCGCCAGGAACGTCGTGTTCGATGTCAGGTTGACAACGTGCGTGCCGATGCCTGATAGCAGCCCGTTCTTCCAGGTGCGATCCCACAAGTCCATGATGAGGCCGGTCTTGCTCACCTTGTTGAGCAGCCCCTCACGGGCGCCCTCGTCCTGCAACTGGACGAACTTCTCGACCAGCAGCTTGAGCTCGGGCACAACCTTCGGGTCGTTCAGGATCGCCTTCATCTCGGGGTCATTCGGCCCTGGGATCTTGGCTCCCTCGGCGACATCGAGGAGGCCGGCAGCGCGACCTTCGCTGATTTGTATGCGCCCGACAGCGGTGGCCTGTGCTGCGCGAGTGCGCGACAAGATATAGGCCTCGTTGATTATATTCTGCCGGTTCAGCAGGTACAGCAGCTGTGCCTGCATATCGACGTTGTCTGGGTTCAGATACGCCTGACGCGCCAGATCGTAAAACTCTTTGGCGTTCAGGTAGCTCCCCAAACGCATCCACATCATGTCGGTAGGGATCTCTCCGTACTGCTGTTTGAGCGCGGCTATGTCGTTGAGAAAATCCTGGCCAAACCCTTTTTTCTTGGCGGCGGCCTCAATCTGCTCGAACGTCATGCGCTCTACCTGGATGCCGCTGGACGTGGCGAGAGATTCAACCGCCTGCTTGAAATCAGCCGGCCCGTCGATCCGATTCTGATTGATCAGCGTAGTCGGCGGGGTGCCGGCTGCGGGCGCTGCCTCGATCGTCTGCTCGATCTTCTGCAGCTGCTGCGGCAATGCCTCGAGGGGTTTTGCTGCTGGCGGCGCAGCCTCTGCTGCAGCCTTGGCGGCGGCCCTGGCAGCCTCGCCTTCTTTGACGGCTTTGGCACCGCCGATGATGATGTTGCGCAGGCCTGCGACCTGCACCACATTGTCGTCGCCAGTATGCGCGGGCTCGAATGCCGGGATCGGCTCATCCGGCTCCGCGCTCACCTCACGCTGCTGCGGAGGCGGGACGATCTCGTCGAGGCGCTGCTCGAGGGGGGCATTAGGGATGGCCATCATTGCGCTCCAGACTGCGGAGCGCGGCCGCCCCTAGTTACTTGGCCGGCTTTTGTACCGGTGGTTGCGCCGGTTGTTTTTGCTCGGGTTGCGCGGCTGGCTGTTCCGGTGCCGGAGAGCTCGCGCTCGAGGAGCGTCTCAAGTTCGCGCCGTAAAGGATCGAAGTCGGCTGCGGCGCGTCCGAGACCGAGGTCTGCCAGCCTTCCCAGATAAGCTTGCCCATCTTTATCCTTCGTCCAATCGTTGCGGGCTTTGATCAGGTCGGCTTCATATCCACGAACTCGAACCTGGAACTGAAGCCCGCTGACCATTTGTGACAATGGCCCTTCAATCGCTGATTGTACGCTGGACATTCGCCCTTCGCCACCTTTATCAACAAGCACGCGGATTCCTACCTGCCCTTCTGCTGTGCGGATTGGCTGATATCCAACAAACAGCCCGGTCGGGTCTGCTGCCATGACCTTCGCCCAGAAGTCCCTAAGCCCAGCATCGTTAGCCAGGTTGGCGCTGCCGTCTTCAACAAAGTCGATTGCAATCGCCTTGGGGTTCTTGGTCATTCCTTTGACGCTGTTTACCCAAACCTCTGTTTGTTGCAGCAGATAGCCAAGCAAATTGGCGGTCATCTCTGAGCCCTGCTTGGTGGCCAGCGCCTGTGCAACCGTGGCCGGATTCTGGAATGTCTGCCACCCGCCAGTGCCATGCACCATGCCGGTTACATCAACGCCGGTCATTCGGCTGGCTTGTTGAATCGCTTTGGCGGTAACGGTCTCGGTGATCTTTGCCTGTCTGTCTTGCGGCAGCGCAGCAAATTGAGCGCCGTATCGTTGTGCCCAGGGAGACCCTTCGCCTGGCGCAACTTCCATTGAAATCCTGCGAAGGTTTCTTTCAAGCGCGGTGGTCGTGTCTTCTGCGGCATTCGCTGTCAGCTTGGTCATAGCCATCCAGCCAACTGCCTGCACCTCGTGAGGCTTCCAATCGTTTCGGCCCTGCCATCCGATGTCGTTCAAGTGCTGCGTCAATGCACGCCCGAAATCAGCCCGATTCTCGTATTGAGTATCGGTTGGCCCAGCTTGGAAGTCGGTTTTGATGTTGTTGCGATCAACGCGATAACCGACTCGCTCCAAGTGATTCAAGAGAATAGGATCGACCAACCCGGTGTCTCGAGCGGTGTGAATGTCAACGACAAACGGTGCGCCGCCAATCTGGTTGTTGCCGTAATAAGACCTCAATGTCTGCCCTTCCGCAGAGTCAACAAAGTCTGAAATCTTCGGCCCAACACCTTCTGTGATTGGTTCGCCACGCAGAGCACGTCTAGCCGCAACCGTTGCACCAGGAAGGCCGCCGGCTCGCATTGCGTCTTCTGGCACTCCTCGGGCAAATTGCTCTGCTTGTAAAAGCACATTGTTGAAAGCGCCATCGACGCCAATGTTTTGGTTTGCCACTAGCCATGCCCGCATATAAGCATCGGCTTTCGGCGTATCGTTGTTGGTGTACTTGAGGAACATGTCGCGAACATCCGCATACCAATTGGCATACTGACGGATCTCTTCTGGCTTGAGCATTGACTCAGTGCGGGTGATCCAATCTTGCGGCGTGATATTCCCAATGGCGAACGGAGGGAGGTTGCTACCCTCTGGTGGCTCAATGACAACACGGTCATTCTTTGGCCCACCTGGCAGCGGTTTGCCGTTTTGCAAGGCAACCATGCGTTGCGTCTTTAACCGTGCGCGGTCTGCAGTATCCGCAGCAGGAAACACCAACCCCTGGCGCTGAACAGCCTGCCCTCCGGCTGGCGCAACATCAAGCAACAGCCCCTGCTTGCGCAGGAAATCTTCTGCTAGCTCTCCGGCCTTCGGCGCGAGCTCGCGGCCGATTGCAGCGCCAGCCTGCGCAGTGGCTTTGCCGAGTCCGAGCGCCGTCTTGCCGCCACCGAATAACTCGCCCACCGTCTCGGTAACACCAGCCGATTCGCGCCGGATCTGATCGGTCTCGCCAGCCGGCACCAGCGGAACACCCAGCGTCTCGTCGAGGAACTTCTTCACGTCCTCGGTGGTGGGCAGGATGGTCGCGCCCTTGGTACCGCGTAGGAACGCATCGAGGCGGCCTTCGCCAGGGTTGGGGCTGGCCGCTGCAGCAAGACCGCGCCCCAGCGAGATCAAGTCGCCAGGCAGGCCGATCGTGCCCTGCACAGCGCCCTTGGCCAGGCCAGCAGGAACATCCATCGCCATCTTGCCGAACGTCGACAGCGGGATGTTCTTGGCATCCTCTGGCAGCGTCATCATCGTCGCCGCCTCCTGCAGGTCTGGCGCGGCCGGCTCGTCAGGGTAGGTGGCCTTGAGATAGCCGTCGATGATCCGCTGCTCAAACGGCGTATAGACTTCGCTCATCGCGCCACCTCACGCAGAATGCGCTGCTGTTGCCGCAGGTAGTCAATTGGCGCTCCACCACCTGCCTCTGTTTGGCCCAGCTTTGGATACCGTTTCGCAAGATCATCCAAGTTGGTGTCTGCTGTAATTGAAATACCGGCAGGCATCATCTTTTTCCCAACTAAATCGAGCACTGTTCGCTCAATTGCGGTGGCGGCTCCTGCCTTCCGAGCGTCTGCCTTCTCTGTTCTGTCGTACTGCTGCACGGCCTGGTCGGCCAATGTGCGGAACGGGATGCGCTGGCCCGGATTGGTTGCTCGAAAGTCTTCGATCAGCGCGTCAAAGTAGCCATTGATCTTTTGCTCTTTGTCGATCTTGTGCTGATCGTCTTTGGTGGCAAACACGCTCACAACGTCAGGGGTGCCGGATGCCCGCCTGATAAGCCTGATTGCATCAGACCGCTCGCGATCCATCGGTTGCTTGAGCTCTGCAGCCAGATCCTTGAACTGTTCGCCATTCATGCCGTGACGGTTGGACAGCGTCAACAGTTGCCCAAAGTCGGTGATGTCTCCGCGCTGGATCGCATACTTGGCCGCAGCAAACGCATACGGATCGCCAGGCTTCTGCTTCGGGTCGAGGAACTTCTCCAGCTGCTCGATCGACATGACGTTGAGCTTGGCAGCCTCGAATGCGATCTGGCGCTGCCGAGTGGGCGGCGTGCCAGGCGTGAAGTATTCGATCATCAGGTCGTTGACCTTGATGTCGCGCTGGCGCTTATCCAGTTTCTCTGCATCCTCGCGCTGGGAAATGCGGGCAGACACCTCTGCGCGGAACGTCTTGACGATGTCATCGACTGCAGCCTGGTCAGTCGCAACCAGGCCGATCAGCATGTTGTTGTACTTGTTGCCCATGCCGAGCGATCCGCTGCGGATGTCGGCGATCGTCTGCGTGGTGTTGGTGAAGTAGGCGTCGTTCTGCAGCTGGTTGGTGATGACCGAGACCTTTGCGGCCCTGACCATCTTCTCGAACTTGTCACTGTACTCCTTCTGCACGCCGAGGTTGCCCAGCGTCAACGCGGTCGTGCTGATGTTCCGGCGATGAATGTCAGCCAGCGCATCGAACTGATCGGGCACCTGCGTCGCAGCGGCATAGAGCAGCTTGCCGACGTTGTCGATGTCCATGTCCAGCTTGATGAGCTTCTGCTGCTGCTCGCGCTTCATCTGCGCTTCGTAGGCCGCATTCAGCACGGTGTTGCCGTGCGTGGCCATCGTCGCCCGGAACTTGATGGCAGCCTCTGGATCCTGGCTGGCCAGCGCCTTGCTGTATCCATCGGTGAACGTGGCGATCTTCTGGCTGATCTGCTCGCCAGTTGCCTTACCGCTCTGGATCTCAGTCAGCATCTTCGAGAGCTCGTTGCGTCCCTCGATCTCAAAATGGCTCGCCAGCTGCAGCCCGCGGGCCTTGCGCAGCGCGTCGGTGTAGATGTTGCCCGCCAGGCCAGGGACGATCGTCGCGCCGTTCTTAGCGAGCTCAATCTGCTCCGGCGTGATCGGGTTGTCGGCGGCGAACTGCAGCGCCTCTTGCTGTGCGAGCTTGCCGGCCTGCTGAAACGCACTCTCGCTCATGCGGTCGAGCATCTGCGCCAGCGTGCCTGCTTGCTGGGCTGCAGCGCGTGCGGCGATCGGCTCGGCAACCTGCAGCTGCGGCTGCGCCATCGGCACGCCGCCCTGCGCACCGCGCAACATGATCTGACCGGATTCGAGCATCGTCGCCATCAGAGCGTCCTCGCAGCGCCAATAAGGCCTTGTGTCAACGTCGCGCCAGCAAGTAGACCGCCAGTCCGGCGAGCAGTGGCTGCAGCGAACTCAAGCCCACCTGCCTGTCGCTGGGCCTGGAAGCGCGACAGAGTCGCCTGCAGTTCTGTCGACTGCAGCATGGCGCTGGCATCCTCAAATCCGAGCACCTGCGCCGTCAGCGCGTTGAGCTCGGCAATGTCCACATCGCGCATCACGGCCTGCACGTTCGCCGTCTGGATGCCCTGGATGCTGCCCTCGCCGAGCGCCACCCCAGACGCAGCCGCCCGAGCACGCGCCGCCGCATTCGTCTTGCGGAGATTGCGCAGCAACGTGTTGCCAGCGATCTTGTAGTTCATCGCCTCCATGTCGGCACGTCGCAGCATGCGGCCGGCCTGGATGGTTGCGTACTGCTCTGATAGGTCTGCGCGAATCTCGGTCACCGCGAGCGTGTCGCGGGCCTGCACTAGGTAGGCCGTCTGCTGGTTGATCGCTTGCGCTTGCTGCGCTTGCGCTGCGCCATACGCGCCGATCAGGCCAGCGACGCCATACATCTGCCCAGTGGACAGGAACGGAGCGGCTGCGGCTGCAGCTGGTGCGCCTCCTACAGAACCCGGATCGTAGCCACCAACGTCGGCCATCCTATGTCCCCGAATAAACCGCGATGCGGTAGTCAAGACCCAGCAGCGTCATCTTGAGCGGCAGCGTCTGCGAGATCTCGATCGCCTGCTCGCGGTCGTAGCCCAGCACACCGTTCACGCGCTTGATGCCGGTGAAGGTCGGCACCGGCTCGTCGAGCAGCGGGTTGTCCATCAGCCGGAACGCAACCGGCTGGTTGTTGATCTCGAGCTCCTGCGTGTCCTTCACCACCGCACTGATCTCGACGATCCGCTTCTTGAAACTCACGCGGCTGCCGGTCTGCAGCTGGATCTCAGCCGGCATCGTCTTGGCGTACACGGTGAACGGCAGGCCGACCTCGTAGCTGAAGACCGAGGCCCGGTCGAACGTCACGGTTCCGGATCCGCTCACCACCTCGTTGCCCTGCGGCACGCCGTCGCAGATCACGTTCACCGTCTTGCGGGTCATCACCAGGCTGGACGCGCTAGCAGCAGCGCCGCCGGTCACCGCGCAGTCGGTGTACACCGCATCGTCAAACAGTTCGATCAGGTACTTGGTGCCCGCGAACTCCTGCACGATGCCATCACCGCCCTCGGTCAGGATCTCGCTCCCAGACTCGAGCAGCAGCGCACCGGAGGCCACGCGCTCGGCCACCGTGTAGATGTCTGTCACGTCCACGCCAACATCGATGAACTCGCCATCGGTCACGAACTCAGACGGCGCGGTGATCTGCTGGCTGCGCATGATGCTGAACGCCGCCATCGTGCCGTCGGTGGTGTTGGTGAGCAGCAGAAGGTCGGCCTCGTCGGTGCTGGTGGCGCGTCTGATCGCCATCCGCTGCGGCCCTTTGAGCAGATGCCCCGACAGCAGCGAGATCCGCTGCGTGATGTAGGTCTGCTGCGTGTCCGTGAAGACGAACTCGTTGAGCGATTTGCCCTGGCGCTGGATGAACACCGTGCCGCTCTCGACCGACTGCACCCGCGTGCCAGGCTTGATGCCATTGCGGCTCACGTTCTTGAACGTGAACGTCAACGGGGTGATCGGATCTGATCCCTGCTGCGGGACGAAGAACTCGCCGCCAGTTGTGAAGACCTGGAAGTCCCGGCCGCTGATGATGTCGGTGATGACGTTCAGATCATTCGTGTCGAGCGTCGCCTCGACCGCATCGTCGTCCAAGTTCTCGGTCGGCACGAACTCGTAGAAGAGCCCGATCTTCGATCCCCAGATCGTGCTGGGCCTTGATTTGCTGCCGCCAAAGAACAGCCGTCCCTCGTGGAAGCTCACCGTCCTCGGCCACCCGCGATTGGCAGACCAGACATCCTCGTAGTTGTGCTCGAGCTCCCAGCTGCCGGCAGCAACCGCCGACGTGTTGAAGAACGGGTATTCGACCACCGCGTTGACCACGCTCGCGCTGACGTACTGGACAATCCGCGCACGGCCCTGCGGGCTCACGTTGACGTACTGATTGACCGATTGCGTCGTCCATGTCGTGAGCGAGTAGGTGCTGGTGTTGTCGGGCGCGGGCGAGAATGCGACATCCACCGTCGCGACTTTGGTTGAGCCGACATAGTCATCGATGAGCCTGACCTGACCCGATCCAGTGCCGCCAGTGATTGTGACGTACATTCCGTTGTACAGATCATCGGTCGCGCTGGCAGTAGCCTTCAGCGTGATCGTTGCCGTAGTTCCGGCCTGCGCTGTCCCGGTGTCATGGTGCGTGGTCGAAGAGGTCAGTGTGATATTCCCGCTCACCGCGCTCGGCGTCAGTGTCGAAGCATTGTTCGTGTGGAAGTCGATGTTGAATGCGTACTTCGGGATGCTGTCGAACGTGATCGTGGTGGCCGTCCAGGCGCTGTCGCTGGTGCGCTGGATCTGCACCGGCTGCAGGTCGGGATGCACCACGATCAGCGTGTCAGCCGATTGTGTCCAACACATGTCGTCGACAATCGCGCTGGTGATGCTCGAGACAGACAGGTAGTTGTTGCCGGTGCCATTGATGTTGGTCACCAGTGCCCCGTTCTTGATGACGTACATGCGCTGATGCACGAAGCAGAGCATGTAACTGTCGTCGACAGAGAACTGGAACGACACCAGGCGCACACCGTCCGAGGCGTTGCTCGGGAGCTCTGCGACGTACTTGGTACCAGGCCGGCGGCGCATGCCACCCTGCGGCTGGATCAGGACATTGGTCGCCTTGGCCAGCGCGTTGTTGTAGGCCTGCAGGTCGACTCGGGCCCGCAGCAGGGGATCGAGCTCGCCCGTCGAGAAGTTGCTCTGCAGGTCGACGAAGCGCGGCATCAGTACCTCACCGCCACCAGCGTGTAGTCCTCGATCACCCGGCTCGGGTTGCCCTGTGCATCCATCTGGCAGGCCTGCCGGAAGTAGCCCCCGCGCATGTTCTCAGCCGGGTCACCGAGTGCCACCCGCTGCCAGCGCAGAGACTTGTCCTGCTGCTCGGTGATCGCCTCGGCAATGTGCCAGGCCATTTGGTACTTCAGCAGCTGCACGAAGTATTGCGGCATCGCGTACTCGGGCACGCTGTACTGATAGTCGATGAAGACAGCGGTCAGGTTGGTCAGCAACTGGTCGCCCTGGATCTCCCAGTCCTTGTCGATCGGGGTGCCGACGTTGCTGCTCGGGTAAACCGCCATCGGGTTGCCCAGGCGATCGCCAGGCAACTGGTAGGCATACCGCCAGTAGCTGCCGGGTGCGGTCACCAGCTGCGCCAACGCGATCTTCTTCATCGAGAAGCTCCACCGGTACATCGTCAAGGTGGAGTCGCGAACATTGGGGTAGAGCCGGTCGCAGACCGAGCTCGAGTCGGTGCCGTCGTTGAATGAGGTGATCGCCTTTGCGCCCAGCATGAGCAGCGCGTCCGAGCAGATCCTGACTCCCGTATCACCTGCAGCCATTGCGGCCCCTCAATGTGAGAAAGGCCAGCCTCCGCTCGAGGCGAAAGCCGGCCCTTCTGGTTGCTGCTGCTGTTAGTCGCTGTCGGTTACTGCAATCGACTGACCGTTCGACACGTCGACAACCGTGCCGGTATTCGACAGCACCACCACCAGGTTAGCGGTCGGTGTTGCGGTGTCGTATACATAGATCAGATCGCCGACCTTCATCAGTGAAGCGACCGAGTTGAAATAGCCCTCGGTGTTCACGTCAGCGATCGCATCAGCCGACTGGTAAGACCAGATCTGCGGTGCGTTGCCAGCCTTGGAACCGGCGACCAATGCAAGACCAGTGCTCGAAAATGCCATGATCTGCTCCTTATTCGCGGCAGGTGATCTGAACGATGCCCTCGGCGTCGATCGCAACCGCGTTGGCCGAGAACACCTCGTTGACCAGCCAGCTGGTCTTTTCCGGGATGTAGTTGATCTCGGTGCGCATTGCGATGCCCTCGCCGTAGCCGATTGCCTGCTGATGGAACGCGAAGACCTTGCGGTCGCTCGAACCATCGATCGGCAGCCCGCCCTCGGCACGGTCGCCCAGAACGTGGAAGGTGAAGCCCAGGAACGTGTTGAGCTCGCCCTGAACCAGCGCCTTGACCGTGTTGAAGTCGCTGCTGGTGACCGAGGTCTCAGACAGCAGGTTCGACAGGCTGTTAGCGTGGATCACAATGTGACGGCCCTCGGGCGGCACGTTGTTCTTGTCGAGCAGGCGCTTCGCGTCGCGCAGCTTGGCCAGGTTCAGGTTGGTGTTCGACCCGCCGATGCTGTTCGCAACGGTGGCGGTCGTTCCCGAGTTGACCAGCGCGTCGATGATCATCTGATCCTGACGGCGGCCGACAGCGGCGGCGACAACCTGCACAAGCTCCTGGCGCTCGTCGAAGTTGACCTTGGCCTGGCTGAAGATGTCCGAGTATTCGGCAGCATTCCAGTCCTGCAGGGTCAGCGTGACTTGCGAGAAGCTCGCGTTGATGGGGGTTACGTCGGTCTGCGGAACGCGCAGGGTAGCGGTGCCTTTGCCGACCTTGGGAAACTTGACGATAGAACCTTCGACTCCGCGACGCGCCCGGGTGGCCCCGACAAGCATTGCCTTGCCTTGGTAGGCTTGCTTGACCTCAGCGTCGAACAGAGTGACGAAGGCATTGGAAAGACCAATAGCCATTTGATCACCTCATTCGGTTGAAAACTTGGGGTTCTCGCGCCGGTGGGCCTGCGTTGCACAGGGCCGAATGCTTGCTGGTTGCGCCAGCCACTCGTCAGCATCCGCTGCGGTGAGGGTCGGGTAAACCCGGTGGGCCTTGACGCCGATTCTATTTCCTGATCGGCCCGTTTGACAAGTGGACGAAAAAAGACCCGGCGGGAAGGCCGGGTCAATTCACCACTATCTGAAGGAGACAGGCTCTATTGTAAGACCGCCTGGAACAGCCGCTCAACCTTTTGGCGGTAGGCAGCGTCGGTCTTGTATCGCGGGTCGCCCACCATCTGGTAGAGCTCTTCCTTGCTGGGCGCACCTTCCATCGGCGCGACCTCGATCGGGATCCGGCCCTCGTAGCTCTCGCGGAGCTTCATCAGCGCACGGATGCCACCCGCGGTGCCGCCCATGATCTTGAACTCTTCAAAATCGTCCTTCCCCCAGACGCCTTTATTGACCAGGCCGCGAGCCCAATCGACCATGCCGCCGATCACCGCGTTGGCATTCGGCCCGAGCTTCTTCATCTCGACAGCCGGGTCGACCATCTCGCCCTGCATGAGCTCCTTGGCCTGCGTCTGCAGCGTGCCGACTAGGTCGTCGAAGTCGGCCTGGCTGAGACCGCGCTCCCTCGCCCAGCCCGTCAGCGCATTGGCCATCGGGTTCTCCGTGTTGCCATCGCCGAACGCGGTCAGGTCGTACTTTCCATCAGCCGGAGCGTTGTGCTGTCCCTTGCTGATCTTGGCTCGCAGATCGCGCCAGGACTTCGCGATGCCCTCGAGATCAGGCTCGTTCGCGTCCTTCTTCCAGAAGTTCTCGGGCCAGTAGTCCGGGCGCTCGAGGGGATCCTCGGGTGCTGGTGCGCTGGGGTCAGCGGCGCGGTGATCGATCTGCGCTGCTTGGGGGCTTGCCGGCTTGCTGTCGTCTTCAACGGTAACGCTGTCGAGTAAGCCGGTGCTGCCGGGCTCGTTTGCGGTTTCGCTCAAAGGTTCCTCGCTCTTTTGATCCGCGCCTGGATGTCTCGCACCACCGACCGCTGACCGTCAGCGTAGTAAGCGTGCGAGGGGTCGGTGCCGGGCACGGCGATCGGCACGTCGACGTACATGTGGCGCAGCCAGATCAGGAGCTTCTGGCCATCCTCGCCGTTGAATACTCGCAGCACCAGGCGATCCAGGTCGTCGCGCTTCTGGTCTGCCTCGCGGATGTCGGGCGTCGCGAGCGCCTCGATCTCGTCCCAGCCGCTCAAACGGGTGCCCCTGCCGGCGCTGCAGCCTGGGCCTGCATGGCCGCCTGCTGCATGGCCATCGCTTCCATCTGCCGGTTCTGCGCCTCTTCCATGAGCACTGCACGCTCCTCACGGGTGTTGCGCACGGTGGCCGGCACGCCGAGCTTGTCGCCGATGTAGTCGACCACCGCGTCACCCTTGAGCGCCAGCTGGCCGTCAGGCCCGAACGCCTGCATCAATTGCGCGTACTGGAGGATGGCATTAACCTCCTCCATGTTCTGCGCTTGTGCGAGCGGCGCGACGGGGGTGACTTTTACCTCGAGACCGTTGACACGCAACGGCAGGTCGATCATTCCGCGCTCGTCCATGACCTCAAGGATCTTGGCCACCAGCGGGATCATCGTCTCGTTGATCAGGCGGCCGAACGCCGAGCCCAGATTCTGCGCGAGCTCCTTCATCCGCTCGACGATCTCGGTGGCCGAGCGGGCGCTCATGTTGTCCGGCGGCAGCGACTCGTCCAGCAGGATCCGCTTGATGCTGCCCGTCAGGTCGTTGATCACCAGCTGCGACACGTTGAAGTCGCCAGAGCGGGGAAGGGGCTGCAGGCTCGCACCCTGGGGGCCGCCATTGCGTGCCACCGGGATGATCGCGCCCGGCACGATCTTGACCGTCGCAGGGTTCAGCACGCCATCGTCGGCCGCCGTGTAGACGCCGGCGACCGCCAGGCTCGCGTTCTTGAGCAGGAGCTCCTTGGTCTTGTTCAGCGTCTTGATGTCGGGGAGCGCCGTGATGAGCGGCCCGCGGCCGTAGATCTCCCCCGCGACCTTCATGTAGCGCGAGATCACCCAGGGGCTGGTCTTGCGCCGCCGGTAGACGATCTCCTGCTTCGAGATCTTGTCGATGACGTGGTAGCAGTAGTCGCCGCGCTTGTAGTCGTGGATCGTGGCCTCGACCAGGTCGACATCATCGGTGGGCTTCTGCTCGATCCGCATCTGCACTTCAGCCGGCAGCTTTGCGTCGGGCCACTGGCGCTGGATCGACTCGCCCTTCATGCGCATCTTGCGGTAGACGTTGTCCACCTGGCCGTTCGCGCCCTCTTCGTAGCAGACCAGGAACAGCGGCACCGGGATGAAGTTGATCGGCGTCACGTCGTCGCCCGGCTGCACCATCATGCAGGCCGTGCCGACAGCGAGATCCAGCAGGAACTCGCCGATCGCGATGTCGAAGTTGGACTGCTTCAGCACGGCGAACATCTTGTCGCCGTATGCGTCCAGGATCGCCTGCGCTTGCTGTGTGCGCTCGATGGGGATCGACGGGCCAGGCTCGAGCCTCGACCACTTGCGCTGTGGCGGGAACACCACCGACTGCAGCCGGTTCGCAAACCGCTGGGTGCTGTTGATAGCGGTCGAGTCGAAGACGCGCTGCATCTTCTTCGTGCCGGTGCTGCCACCCTCCCAGATGCCGTACAGCTGGCGCTGCGGGAGCGCGAATTCGTAGGCGTCCTGGTAGATCTGCTGGAACTCGTCCTTCTTCTTCTGGGCCGCGTCGTGGCGCTTGAGGATCTGCTCTGGCGTCAGCCGCATCCCGCCGGTGTCTTTCTCGTATTCCATGTCAAGCCTCGGCCTTGTACTTCTCAAGCAGGTTGCGACCCTTCGCGGCCAGACGCTGCGCAGCAGCTGCGGTGCGCGGAGCAGGTTCGCCCCATGCTCGAGCCGCCAACGCAAGCCGCGTCGGCTCACCCTTGTCGTTGACCAGCGGGCCTGACGGATTGGTGTAAAACCGCGTGAGGAACGAACCCTTGCGGCGAGCACGCTGGCCGGTTGGGCTCGATTCCTTCACGCCGGGCTGGAGATTTCCGCTCTCGCCCGTCGACTCGTAATGCCGCCTGCCGGCCTCTGTCAGCCCGCCTTCTGGATCCTTGTAGCGAGCCTTCATGGCTGATGTTCTCAGCGTGCTTTCAGCGCCGCGACCTCTGTTTCCAGCGCCTCAATTCGCGTGATGGCTTCCTGCAGCGCCTTCACCGCCTTCATGTAGAGCACGCTGTACTTGACAACCTTTGTGCTGGTGCCGAGTGGATTGCGCTGGCGCTCCATCACCGGATTGCCGTCAGCATCGACCACGGCATTGCCATCGGCATCCACCGACTGAACTTCGACTTCCTCGTAGTCGGGATGCTCTTCGATCAGGCCAGGCGATACGGTCTGAGCTTCTTGCGCAATCAAGCCGATCTGCAGCGGGCCAGTCGGGTCGGCCTTGTAGTGGAACTTGCGAACGCGCAGACCTTTGATGTCGTCCCACTGAGATCCGGCATCAACGATGTCCTGCTTCAGCTTCTCATCCGAGACGGCGCCGTAGGAGTTGTTGGTGTTGGTGACGTTGCCGGAGTCTGCTACACGGAACCTAAATTCATTAGCAGGCTGGTTATAGTAACTAAGCGCATAAAATGAGCTATTAGTAGTGTTTCTATAAGCCCAAATACCTAACGCAGTATTTGTATAACTTGCGTTTGTCGCCTGTAATATTAGACATTCTAAATCGGCTGTTTGTCGAAGCTCATGGTATGCACCAGAAGCTCCTAAATAAGCCCCAGTATCACTCGCCTTAAAGTACCCACCACTGGTGGTGCGATTTCTTTCGGTGCCACCAGTCGAGATTGCCACCGTGTCGGCCGCAGGAAAGTAGATGCCTGTGTTCTGATCGCCTTGTGCGGCGATCGCTGGAGCAGATGCGGTTCCAGCAGGAACGCTGTCGAACAGTTCCTGAATGGTGATCTTCTTGCTGCGATCAGCCGCTGCGGCTTCGCTGATGTCAACGATGTAGAGCAGGTCGCCGGTCGCGGTGTTGGCACCCGTCAGTGACGTGAGTGCGGATACGGCTTTGTCAGTCATGATTAACTCTCCAAAAGTAGAAGGTCAAGATCCTCAAGTAGGGCGTCGTACCCGTCCTCGAACTCAAGGTTGGTGAACAGCGACTCGTCGTTCTCAAATAGCAGATAGGACGAATCCTCTAGCAGCACATTGCCGCCATCCTCGAGCTCGACGTTGTAGGACAGGTAGTCGGTGCTCTCGAGGAGGATGTAGCCACCGTCCTCAAGCAGGATGCCGCCGCCGTCTTCCAGCTGCAGCACCGCCGGGAATTCGATCCCGTTGCCGAGTCCACCGAACCGGCCTAGCCTGAGATTGATGCCGAGAAACACGTCACACCAGGCCGACGATGCTGGTGGCGGTCGTACCGGTCGACCAGACCCGCACCGCGGTCACCGGCAGGATTGATCCAGCCTGCACGGCGTTGAAGGTGGTGGCATTGCCTAGTGCGTCAGTGATCTTCACGTTGCCGCTGCCGCCAACGTAGAGAGCACGCACGGCAGCCGACAGGTCGCTGTCTGCAGGCGTGATCGCAATCGCGCCGATCGCGCATGAGTCTGGCGTGGTGGGGAAGGGTAGTTGCGCCATGTCACTTTCCTTTTTGTGCTGCCCGCATGTTGTCGACCAGGTTGGGGTAGGGCCGTCCTGCTTTCTTGGCCATCATCTGCGCGGCCTTCTTCTGCATCGGCGAGAGCTCTTTAGGCTTTCCCAGATCCTTCGGTCGCGCTTTGTCCCAGACCTCTTTCATTTCTTCGATCCGTATTCGTCGAGCTCACTCTCGAGCTCCGCGGCCATCTTCATCTCGTGCTCGTTGGGCGTGCGCCGCCCGGCACGCTTTGCCATCATCTGAGCGACCCTCTTCTGGAAGGCCGTCTGCTTCATGGCTTTCATCTCTTCGCCGTGCTTGCCGTTCGACTCGATCTCGATCTCGACTTTCATTTCTTCTTGTACCCCGCCTCAGACATCGCAATGGCCACGGCCTGGTCTCGACTGGTGACCTTGTCACCGCTCGAGCTCTTCAGCTTCCCGGCCTTGTACTCGCGCATCACCTTCGCGACCTTGGCTTTCATCTTGTCGTCTTTGGATCCGTAGTGACCGGGCATGGTTACGCTCCTGCAAGCATGTTGCGGCTGCGACGGGACACCGCTGCCAGCCTGGCGGCGCGGCGCTCACCGAGCTCACGCTGCAGACCAGACTCCAAGCCCTTGCGCTCAGTCTCGAACGCGCTGGTGTCAAACGCAGCGATCGTCGGTGCGGTTGGTGCCTCCGGTGCTGTTGGCTTTTTCTCAGTAAAGGTCGGAAGAGGCTTCGGCTCTTCGTACTCGTAGCTGCGGGTCTCGGTGGTGTAGCCCGCCAGGCCGAACAGACCAAAGCGCGGAACCCGCTCCTGGTAGTAGCCAGTCTTGGTCACGGTCGGGCTCGCCTTCACGGCTGCGAGTTCGCTCTCGTAGGCCTTCAACCGTTCGTTGTAGGCCGCCACCTGCGACTCATACGCCGGGAAGCTCACCGTCTCGTAGGTAGCCTTGGCAGCCTCGAAGGGCTTCAGTTGCTCTTTGACGCCGGCCTGGTAGGCGGCGAGTGAAGATTCCTGCTTGCCGGTCAGCGCCTCGATGTCTTTGCGAAACTGGGTAGATAGACGATCAATGCCAGCGGTCTTGCGACGCAGAGCGCGTTGCGCGAACTGTGGCAGTTGAGTGGCCATCAGAGCATCATCCCGGTGCCCAGCTGCGGGCCGGTCACGCCAAGCTCCGGCGTGAGGCGCTCTTGCGAGAGGAGCGAGCGTCTGCCGCCTCGCGTCCGGGCCTTGAGGGCCGACGCTTCAGCAGCCGCGGCCTTACGGCGCTCTTCGTCTGCAGCGGCTTGTACCTCGCGGGCCTTGTTCTCCATCGAGAGCTTGTTCTCTTGATACTGGAGCTGGCTGGCCTGGAAGGCCTGCCGAGCGGTCTCAGCCTGCGTCTGGAGGGCTGCAGCCTGCTGACCGTAGGCAGCGGTCTGGCGGTTGATCTCATCGCGCATGGCGGCCGCATCACGCTCCTGCTGCTGCAGCTGCAGGGCTTGCTGCTCACGCGCCGCACGGTTGGCCTGGCGTGCCTGGTTAGCCTGGTAGGCAGACCCTAAGAGAATCGCTCCAGCAATCAAGAATGGCATCAGTCGCTCCTGACCAGCACTTCATCTATCCGATCCAGGTCTGTCTCGCTGGTCGCGTGAACACAGAACCAGACCGCGTCCTCGAGCGCCTCGATCCGGTGATGCACTCCAGCTGGTATCGTGATCACGGCCGGCGCTGTGTATCGCCTCTCGACACCGTCTGCCTCGACCGTCACCTCACCACTCGCCAGTATCGACAGGTGGTCATAGTGATGCGCGTGGGTCACCGCAAAGTGACCCCGCGGCAGCATCATCTGTCTCGCATACAACCCAGATGAGAAGTGATGCCTGATCTGCAGATCTATGTCGATCATGCAGACCATTCTATTGGATGTTGGACAGGTCAGGAAGAGGGTGATACCGGCGCGGTATTGATGGATCGCCAGTCCGTTCTGTCCCAGTTCCCCTTGCCGTGGTTGCAGGGGTGGCAGAGGATCTGCAGGTTGTCTATGTCCAGGGCGAGGTGAGGGTAGTGCTTTCGGGGTTTTATATGGTCGACGTTGATGGTGATACCGTCGGCCGGCGTCGCGCCGCAGCACATACACCTGGCACCGTACTTCTTGATGGCCAGCATTCGCAACTGCCGCCACTCGAAGGTCTCGAGGAAAGCGTCGGTCTTCGGGTCGACCTTGCTCTGAGGTTTGGTCGTGACGCTGCGCACCCACTCGTCGGAGCGATCGCGCAAGATCCTGGCGTGGATGGCATGCACAACATGCAGGTTGCGAATTACCCAGCCTCGACAGGACGCACCAGGCGGCCTCGGGAATCCATCCTTCGCCAGAGCTCTACAGGTCAGTTCATAGATGCTGGCGTGCCGCTCGGATGAATGTCCGAGCCTGCTCTTGGTGTAAGCGTGCAGCTTGCTCTTCTTGATGGGCACCTTGTAGCGCACCTGGGGCATAGTGAGGACTCCTTGAGGAGGTTCCAGGCAAAGGCCCCCTACCCCACGGACGTGAAGTAAGAGGCAGGCTCCAGGGCCCCGTAGGGCATCCACATGCCAGCTTTCGCTGCACCCTCGACTTGTGGATTCGGCCAGTCGCACGGACTATTCGGGAACTGCCCCCTAGCCTTTCGGCATACCGTGTACCCTTTTCTTCCGCGCAGCCGGGTTGGGCTCTTGCTCCGTGCGGAGTACGGGTTACGGCAAAACAAAAACCCTCATGGGGAAAGGCTTTAGGCTTGGTTTGCCGCTACTTGGTTGGTCACGCCACCTTCCAAGTGCTTTGACGAAGCCCGCCCCCATGAGGGTTCGGATAATCGCAGGCGTGTGCTGTATCGGTTTACCAGGCCGACACAGTTCGTACACTAGCCAAACGCTCCGCAGGCTGTCAAGCAAACACGTCAAAGTCCGCACTGGCAGTGGTCTGATGAACCATCGGAGCGCCGGCCATGTTGCTTTTCCGCACCATCCGGTTGTACTCGCCGCCACCCAGCATCAGGTAGCCAAAGCTGTCGCCAATGTGCGAGTGCTCGTTCTTGTTGGGTGCGTCTCTGAACCTTTCCTGGCCGGCACCGATGCTGATGCGCTTGAAGTGATACCCGCCTCCCAGAGCCTTTCTTAGGAGCTTGCAGGAGCGATTGACGATCAGCCCAGGCTTACCCATTACCAGCCTCTGCATGGGGCTTGCAGCGGCCTCTCGTCTGACCTTGAAGTCGTTGCTGGCAGTGGGTTGCGCCTTCAGTCCCAGGGTGCGCAGGAAGTCAAAGGAGGTCACCTCATAGATCGCGTCTCTCGCCATACCGGCTGGGTCACCCCAGAGCATGACTTGGTGGTTGGGGTATCGCTGGTTGAGCTCTGCTAGCAGCTGCAGACCGAACCGCTCGAGGCCCATGTCGAAGGTCACGATCTCGTGGTGGATCAGCCAGCGTCCGTTGGGCAGTCTCTGGCCGATGGTGGCTGCAGGAGTGAGACCAAAGTCGAGGCCCACCTGGATGGGTACGCCAGGCTCGACCTCAGTCTCACCGCTCATGGTGGCGTCGTCGTACTCTGGCCAGACGGGTCTACCTTCCTGGACGTAGGTGTACTGTCCCGCGGCATAGCACCGGATCCAGTCCAGGTTCTTGCCCGGCAGCATCTGGTGGTAGTAGCCGGCAGGCAGGTTGTTGATGTTCTCTGCTGCAGGGTTGGTCTTCCACCACTTGCCGGCTGCCAGGATATGGTCGTTGGCCTCGGGGTTGTCCGGCAGGTCGTCTGCTGGCACTTCAATCACACCGCCTGGTTGCTTCCAGAACTTCCATCCTCGGGGCTTTTCCTTCTCGGCCATGTTGTGCCACCAGTGGTCGTCATCCATCGGGTTGGTATCCATCCAGATGCCGTGCCAGGTGGCCCCGCCATCACGCTTGGTGGGATACCTGCCCACCCGGTGCGTGAGACCGTCTATTACCGCTTTGGGGAGCTCACGGGCCTCGTTGACCCATGCGCCTGTCAGTTCAAGTGAGAGCAGCTTTCTGACGTCCTTGGGCTGGTCGAGCGCCAGAAAGATGACCTCGCAGTCGATGCCGGCAGCATCACCGCGGGCGGGCAGCCGAATGTGATGGGTGATGGGTGGCGTCCAGAGCATGTTGCCGAACGTGCTCTCTGGGAACAGATCCAGCCAGGTCTTGATGGTCGTGGTCTTCAGCATGGGGTAGCTGTTCCTGACCACGGCCCAGCGCGAGTACCGGATGTTGTCGATGGGGGAGGGCTTTTGCTTGACCGCCTGGATGAAGATCTTGGCCGCGCAGGCGTAGCTCTTCCCGCTGCCCACCGGCCCCATGACACCGGCCACGAACTGCCGGGACTGGATGAAGTCGTAGACCACCGGGCTCTCGCTGAAGTCCAGCTTCAGTCCGGTGACGCCGACCTGCTTGGCGCTCTGTTCTTTAGTACGCATTCTTGTCCTTCAGCTTTGCCTCGATGTCGCGGGCAAGATCCACGGCCTGGTCACGGTAGAGCATCGGCAGGCTGCCACGGATCTCTGTGTGGTCATCCACGATCTCGAGTATCTCCTGCGTCGTCAGTCCAAGCCATTGGCGCGAATGCTCGATGGCAGCGCGGAGAGCGGTTGCCGCCCGTAGTTGAATATCCGGGCTATCGGAATCCAACGCCTCCAGCGCCTGCTTCATTGCTTCGATGCTCATATTTCACCTAGTGCTTTAGCGATGGCTGCTCTGGCTGCCACTACTACATCATCCGGCGCAAGCGTCTGCCAACCGAGCATGTCTTCCAGCGCCTCCAGAAGATCAGGCGCGGCTGCGGCGAGAGTCCAGTCCTCCTGCGTAACCGGGCCTTGCAGATCCCAATCACCACCACCAACGTAGACCATCTTCCACGGCCCCGGCGTATACCTCATCTCTCACCCCCAGATACCTTCAGTGTCTCAGCAGCATATTTGAAGTAGTTGTGGATCCCGCCAGCCCCGTTGTGCAGCGTCTCCAGTATCAGGATGCTTCGCTCACGCTCGTCCTTTACCGCCTCCCGCACCCTGACGCACGCAGGGCGAGGGCACTCAGCGTGGCAGGTGTGGATACCGTCGCTCTCCATGCGCTCACGCTCGGCAGCTGCAGCACGCTCTGCAAAGCGCATCAGAAAGGCCAGATCCTTCTCGGGCGTCTCCGACAGCTCCCAGAACGCTCCGGCATCCAGCGCCATCCGTAAGACCTCGTCCTTGCTCATTCCCGCTCCTTGAAGTCTCCGCATCTCTTCTTCCACCCGTACATCCCTGTATGCGCCTGGTGCATCGTGATGGGCTTGTAGAACCGAGGCTTGTGTCCCAGCCTGCACATGTCCTTCACTTCCCAATACACCTCATGCTTGAAATGCTTGCAGTCATGGCACCAAACCGTCTTCATCTCTCCAGCCTCCCATTCGGGTCACCATCATTCTCAACCTGCAGCATCTCTGCCGGAACCTCGTAGGTCGACCACCGGTGCCCACACTCCACGCAATCCCTGAGACGCCACTTCCACCCATACCGGGTGTCCCTGCGGCTTTCCTTCACCTGCGACTTCCAGCTGCCGCACTCCACACACACACTCATCCCTCCCCCCTGGGTGCCACCACGTTCACGTCAATCACCGAGGGCTTCTCATCGTCTTCAGGCCTGTCCAAGAGCCCCGATGCCTTGGCCAGCAGCCTGAGCACCTGAACCTTGTCGAAGAGCTCAATCTCAAGCGTCTGCTGCCCGTCCTTGCCCTTCGTCACCCTCACGTTCTTGATCGCCTGCAGCGCATGCTCCGGGATCCTGCCCGCCCCCTTAAACCTCACCGTGCCGTCATCATCCCAATCCATGATGTCCGTGATCTTCGTCTTCGCCATGCACAGCAACAGA